TCTTTTGTCTATTTCTATTTTGATAGAGTATAGCTCAGCTTCAACTTTATTACTGTCTTTATGAGCTATAAACATTTTATCATAGTGATCTAAATTGTTGTTAAGAGTTCTTATTTTTAAACTTAAATCGTCTTTTAATAAATGTGTATTCATATTTCTTCTATTTTAATTCTTTTTTCCCGCGGAATTTGCTCTTCAACTTTTCTTATAAAAGGTTCTGTACAAAAATTACAGTTTAATTTGTATTTTGGATTGTATGTTTTCCAATCAGATCTTATAAAATCAAATTTATTGTGCATGTTTTTCTAAATATAAAGGTGATCCCAATCCACGTACTATCATATCATCACAAGTTTGTTTATAAGCTTTCACTTTACTTTGTAAGTAAGGAGTGTTTTCTATCAACTCATAGAGATATTCTCTCATTTCTTCTGTGTCAAAATATCCTGCCCCACAATAACCAAATCCAGCTAAACAAGCACTTCTACAAATATAATGACCAGAGTCTGTTATTTTTTCAAAAGACTTCCTTAAAATATATTTAATAGTTTCTCTGTCATCTTCTGAAACATCATTAACTGTTGTTATCTCCCCTTCATAAACTTTAAACTCATCTTCTTTATATCCTGTCTTATTGAATATAGTTGCATCATTTCTTATTAATATTCCATAGTCGTATGTAAGGTAATTTGGTAATGATGAATTTTGGGCGCTCGCATCTGCGCCAACTACCCACTGAAACGTAACCATAAGACCATAGAAATAACTCTTGAACTCATCTACTGATTTTACAATAGGTATTCTTACAATTGCTTTAACTCCTTGTTTTGAACTTGATAAAAAAGAAGCTATTACAAAAGGATATTCATCAAAAATAAACTGTTTTAATTTAATCGCCTGATCAACTTCCAAATTATCAAAATCTAAAATTGCCAATCCTGACCAAGAAACTATATCTGAATATTTTCTAGAATTACCATTACTCCATATGCAAGGTGTGAAGTAATATAATGTAGCTTTTAAACGGTCTTTTTCTTTTTTATTTTTTTCTAGGCTGGCTTTTTCTATTAACTTAAATGTTTCTAGGATCTTAGGCTTTGGATTTTTTATACTGGCCAGCATATCGGATAAAGTACATACACCAATTGGGGCAGATTCATACACAGACGCAGGATAAAACTGTATTTTTGTATCTAAATAACTCATACTTTACTAAAATTATCAAGTGCATCCTTTACTTTAATACTCTTATCATAGCAATCGGCAAAATAATGGACATTATTCAAGACTTTTATTGGATCATAACTGTAGTTGTTTAAACTTCTTCCAACAGATATTAAGTATTGATTGAAATTAGGTTTTTGATGGTCTAGAATTACCTTTTCTTTCTTATCCCAAAAATTTAGTTTCTTACTATCTGAATAAATATCTAGCAACTCTCTTAGGGTAATTCCATAATTAAAGTCTTCACTCTTACAAAACTGTTTTAGTTCTTTAATATATTTTTTCTTATTCTTTTTTATCCCGCGAAAAAACTTAATTAAATAATTTTCATCATCCCAAGTACCTTCAAACTCAGATTTGGTGAAAACTAAGCAAGGTTTATTGTAATGAGCTCCATCATCAATATATAAATCATGTAATTGTATTGTACCGTCTTGGTTTTCCACTGCTCTATAACAAGTTCCTTTCATTATTGTATGTTTTCTAAAATTTGCTGTTTTATTTCTTTTTCCGCCGAATCATCTAATGTGATTTTTTCACCAATTTTATCCCATAGTTCCAAAATCTCTATTTCTAAATTTTCTACTTTTACAGACTGTTGTCTTTCATCGTAGAATGATATTGGTAAATTATCGTAAATAGTAACCTCGGCAAAAATAGAAATTTCCGCTGTACTACCATCATCTAAGAAAACAGTTTCTTCTTGTTCTATAAATTGCATACTTTCTGTCCAATCTATATTTAATTCAATTGTTTTCATAAATTAAGCTTTAAAAATTATATAAAATTTTCTTTTACCGCGCCAAGTAAACCAGAGTATCCAATCACCATATACAGTTTTGAATAGCCTGGGTCTTAACCTATTTTCGGCGAAAAGAATTAAAAACAAAGCAAATAGTATCCAATTAACTGTATAGTTCATGAGTATCAATATTACAATATGTCTTAATCAATTCTCTTAAATCTCCTCCTAACTTCAAAGCCATATCCATTTTAATTTCATTTGGAATGTCTTCTGTAGTTTGTAGAGTATACATTTTGTCCATCAAAGCAGATTGAAAGATATAGAGTGCAGCCTTGAATCCTTCTAAAGTGAATTCAGGTTTAGTTTCGTAATTTTCTAAAAGAGCGTCTGCTATTTCTTCTAGTATTGGTGAGAATGATTGTCCTAGTGGCATAATCCGATCTGTTTTTGTGCTGTGGTAGTCAAGTCTAAATTGTATTTTACTAAGTTTTCTATGGTTTCTTCACGCCATAATTTAGGATACAAAGGAGTGATTGTTTTATCTGGAAATCTAATAAGAGAATAATGTGTTTTCAATTTAACTTCTTGATATTCAAATCCCTCAAATAAAACTCTATCTTTTGCTTTTTCGTATTCTTCTAAAGCGCTTAAATAATATTGATCATTTTCACCATCATTAAAAGGTTCTTCCAAAACAACCCAAACACCATTAACAAGTTTACTAGTAACAAACATATATAATTCAAGTTTTTGCTCTATAAATTTTGAATGTTTTTCCAAATCTTCTTTAAGAATACGCAAAGCTAGATATTCATCATCATAGCATGCATTATTAAAAATATCCATCTCATATAAAACCCTTTTGGTCATTGATATTAGTTTCATAATTATTCTACTTTAAATGTTACTTCATTTCCATGAAAATATAAATTACCTTTGTTTTTGCATTTCCCTCTACCAGATGCTGATTCATAAGAAGAACATAAAGATTTTTTACAATTAGATCTTTCAACACAATCATATAATTGACACCAAATGTATTCTGATGTATCATTATCCAAATCTGCTTCTAAAACGGAAACCTCTGTTAATTCATCCAGTCTAGCATCATGCAGAATATCTTCTATAGTTTCTACATTAGTTGAATCTTCATTTCTAAAATATAGTTTCATATTAGTTTCTACAGCTTTCATGGATTAAATTTAAAATGTCATTTTGAGAAGTATAAGAATTACCTAAATACCTAAATTCAGTGTACTCAACTAAAAACCATTCTGTTGTATCATCGTCGTCACTCGAAGCAAATAATAAGTCTTTATTAAATCCATTATAATAGTTCTGATTGTAAACACTAATTGAAGGAATGTGTTTAAACTGTTTCATATCTAGTCCTTCTGTATAAGCTTTTATTTTCATATCATTTATTTTTTGTAAACTTACGTATTTATTCTGAGACTAACAAACTTTTTAATTCTTTTTTCACGGCGCGTAAAGCAGTTAGTTTAAAACTTGTCGCCATAGAGCCATCAGCTAGATCTTTTATTTCTGTTGTTATCTCATCAATACGTTTCTGAATCAATTCATTTTTAGCTTCATATACAGCTTTGAATAAGTCTTTGTTTCTCTTATGTTCTCCTGCTCTGTGAGCAAATATCATATCATCTTGATTAATACCCTGTTTAAGGAAATATATGTCTAGTGCTTTCATATTATTTCACATACTTTACCACATTTCTTACATATATCGTATATACAAGCTCTCCACATACTAGGAGCTATATTTGCTTCTTCCATCTCCTCTTGTGTCATTGCAAGGATTACTTCTGAATTACAACACTTACTATTCCCACTCATTTGGCTCTCCTTTTAAAAATTTATTAATTTCAGCTATATTCTTTTTTATGGCGGGCAAAACAGAAAGATTAGAGCACAAACCTATAGTTATACCATTAATAGTCACTTCACAAGCTAAATCATTATCTTTTAATAATTCTTTTACTACGTTTAACATTATAAGTTCATTTTGGGCTTCTCTTGTATCTTCAATTTTACTACCGTAATTTATATTATTTCCGTAGTTCATGTCTATTTGTAGTTTTAATTAATATTTCATCTAATTCTGTATTTGTAAGTTTATTCAAAACTACTTCTACAGATTTTATTAATTCAGGTCGGCGAGTAATTTCTTTATCTTCTTCAATTGTATGTCCTAATTCCCCTGCTCTTTCAATTTGAGGTTGGATATTTATCAACTGTTCTTCTGTCAATATCTTACTTAAAGTGCTTGGCCTAAAATCTTTTACGCCGATTATTTCACAATTTATTTTATCTTTTAATTTCGGCAAAAAACATTTATGAAAAGATCTTGTACCGATTAAATCATTAGTTAAAGTTACAGAACCGTTCTTGTGTTTAATAACAAATCTTGAACCACCAAAACCAAGTAATTTTCGATCTGGACTTGTTAATCCTTCATTTCTATAAAAACCATTTTCGCTTAATAATGTAAAAGTGTAATTGTCAATATTATCGGCAACATCTTCACAATTATGACAAATAAAAGTTCCATATTTCTCACGTTGAACAATTATTTCTTCAATTGGTGTTGAGCTAGTACCAGTGTGACAAGAAGCGCAACAAGTTACATTCGTTGGATGCCAGGAATAGTCACCAACAGCTTCTCTAATTTTAGCTTTCTCTTCTTTGAATAAATCATTTAATTGAATTACACCTAACTTTTTATATCTTTTTAAATATAAATCAATTACTTTAGGATTCATTTCTCCTTGATACTGGAACACCCACTTTTTTAAATCCTCAGCTCTTTTATCATCACTATGTCTTAAGTCCTTACTTCCATTAAATATCAAGTGGTGAACTAAGTATATGCAGGTTAATCTTATTTTTTCGTATTTGTTCATAATTTAATATATTTCTTCAGTTCTTTCTTTTCCGCATTTAGTACAACGATAATGATTTGTATTCCAATAACCCTTTATTCCAAATCCTAAATCTCCTGTATCTCCCTGAGTATTTAAATCGAATTTCCAATCATGCTCTCCTTCTGTACATTTTGTCACATCTTTTATCCACCATTCCAAATAAAACCAAGAAAATAACATAGCAACTAAAAATAATACTGAGATAATTATTTCTCCTTTATCGATATTAATTATATTTTCCATATTTTACATTTCAAATGTTACAATTGGTTTAATTTCGGCGGAAAAAGAATTAGAAAACAGTTCTAAAACCCACTCCAACTCCACTATCTTATTAGTATAAATAACTTCCTGTTCCTGATAATACCCATAAGTAGTAGAACCCTCTTCCTTTTCTTTAGCTGTCCAACAATATTGTTTCTGTTTGCCTATCCAAGCTTCCTTTTCTTCTTTGTAGCCAGCTAATCTTTGTTCTATTTTTTCTTTCATGATCTAGAAACTATTTAATAAGTCTTTAATACTATTACTTTGATCTCTAAGTAGAACAGAAGATAAATCCCAATTATCAATCAGAGTTTTCTTGATTTTGGCTTTTTCTGAACCATTAAATAATTTAACTACATTGGAAGTACTTTCATCTGTAATAAAAAATATATTTAAGAACTCTAAAACATCATTTAATTTAATCTCAAAACCTAATAATTCTAAGTCTTTTGGATAATAATTATCTCTAGGAAGCCCTTGATCTTCGTCAAAACCGTACACAGAGTATTTATTGTTTCCGTGATCTGTGATATTTGTTGCAGTGATAATACCATAATAAGGGGACAGGAATCTTTGGCCTCTTTTCACTTCTTGCAATCTCGGTAAAACTTCTCTAATTTTGTTTTCTAGTTCTTTCATTTTGATGTTATTTTATTAGTTTTTCGCACTTCGTTTAAGCATTTCGCCGCAAAAAGAGTGAAAAAACAGTTAATTTTAATGCAAATATAAATGATATTAATTTACTGTGCAATTAAAGAAGGCTTTATTTTTTATTAATCCGTTATTTCTACAACCCAATTATACATTGCGTTATAAATTACTTCTGTAATAACGGGTCTCCATCTATCAGCAACCTCTTTGATATAAGCTTCTTTTGCAAATTTATACACTTGAAAAGCTTCTTCAATAGTACTAAAACGCCCTAAGTTATGAGTTTTACCATTTTTTCTTAATGTAACCTGAAATTTGGTATGCACAAGCGAGATACCTATTGGGTATTCCCCTCTAGATTTATTACACTTAATAAACAAATAATTTATTTCAGGCGGAACAAAGCAACAAGTGCCAGGAGAATATATTTTATTACCCTTAGTTAAGATATCTTTATCTAAATGCCAATCTTCAACGTAGTTTTCATCAAACCATTTTCCAAAATTTTGAAAATTATGCCATCTATCATCTACTAATACTTTATCATAAGAGGGGTGTGTCTCCAACCCTTTGTAACACCTTTGAAGCATATTTTTCCAAGCATTACTCATCTTAGTTCTTTGGTTATTAACAGTTATTTTATACTCTCCTTCACCAATAAAACCTACTCCATAAACCGTTTTCTTATATAAGTCTTTCATATATTTAATTAATGGCAACCATTCCAATTTTTATGGACAACATATTCATATCCCAAATCAACATTTAATTTAAGAAGTTCTTGTGTTTTATTTATCGCTTTTTCTATACACTGAGAAATATCATTAGGTAAAGTAACATACCAAGTATTTCCTTCACTTATTGCACTTAGTTGACTTCCTTCCCAATTGTTAACAAAATCTTCAGCTTCTTCTTTATTTAAGAAAGTTTTAAACTTTACATTCTCTTTTTTAACAAATAATTGGCACTCATCATGGTACGCAATCATCTCACACACAGAGGGTTGCGCTATAAAAGGATCAATAACATGCCCTAATTCTTCCAAATACTGCATAGATAAAATATTAACATATTTAGCAGCAATAACACCTGCTGACTGGAAGGTTGCATTCAAAATGCTGTGCTGACTACGAATATTTATCTTTCTCCCATCAATACCAATTACAAACTTTTTATCATTAGATAGCCAATGCGCCTCTATAGCTGTTTTTAACTCTTTTAAAGCAGGAACTGACTCCCAGAAACCATTATATATCTCTGTTGCTCTTTCTAGACTACAAGCAAGCATTTTCTTAATTTTATTAATCGACGATCCATATAAAATGGCGTAATTTATACTTTTTGCGTCACTTCTGGGGATATCTAATTTTAATCCTGTTAGTGTATGTATGTCATTTGGTTTTTCTGCTAAAAGTGTTCTGGCCAGTTCTTGACCATCTGTGTATTTCCAACAATAATGTCCTTGTATTCTCGCCTCTAAACTAGCAAAATCATATCCGAATTGTAACCCATCTTTACCTGATCCGAATAAGCTCCTCATTTCTTTACCATAAACAGATGAGGCTCTCGCGATGTTTGCAATACCAATATGCCTGTAACGATTTGTAGATGCTCCTATCTCAATTGCTGGTGTTGCCACTCTTCCATCAACTTCTCTGTACATTGATAAGAAACCGCTATTTGGAGTTTCTTCATCAAAATCCATATCTTCTACATCTCCTCCAGCAATTGAGGACTTTCTGTGTTTATAAGTTAAAAATAAGGCAAAATCATTTGCAAAATCTACTTTCTCTCCTAGTTTTATTAAATTAGGGCATAAATCTTTCTCTACCCCAACTCTTACTTTAGGGCTGGTAGGAACACGCACAGGAAAATCAGTATCTAACTTTTTCTTTATAGCTTCTAATAGATTTTCTGGGTCTTTTACTTTAAATGTTTCGCAAGCTATTTCTAAACGTAATTTTTTATATTTACCCTGCATAGTCTCTTTAAACCATCTTTCGGTAGCTATAACTCTTTTTTCATAAGGTAAACTTATTTTTTTACTATCTTTAGTTAAATCCCTCTCAGCCCATTCTGTCGGTATCCAGGCTAAATCTATTAGAGTCATCTTCACATGATCAAGATTGCTGATATCAGCTTCTACATGTGTTTTTAAAGGTAAAGTAAACGGTAATTTATATTCTTTATCTTCAAACTGTATAAAATATTCTTTTTCTTCGTTTTCAACTATTTTTCCCCCAATTCTGGCAGCAAATTTAACAATATGACTAGAAGGAAGCCCGCTTTTTAAGAATTGAGTGTTAGGTGGTGTAAAGTTACTTAATTCCCCTTTAGTCATCGGTTTAGGGGGTAATAAAGGATTTACTTTATCTGTCAGCTCTTGCATTTTTATAGTTAAGTCTTCAACACATTCTATGGCAAAATCCTTATCAAACCAAAAACCTAATGATTCTCTTCTAACAGCTAAATCTGCTAATTTATTCTCTTGTTTAATTGCTTGTTGCCAGCCTTTATAATCCCCCATTTCCTCCACTAGAGCTATGAAAGTCTTACTGTTTGTATCTGTATCACCTATACAATAATCTAGCATTTCTGGAACGTACTGTTTAAATTCCGCTCCTTTTGGGTCTGTTTTCTTTATATATCCTTTTTCAATACAAATTTGCCTGAAATCAATCTTGTTAGTTTTTGTTCTTTCCCCCCAAGAATGTAAACTGTGATTGCCAAATCTATCAGGATTGAAAAGTCTGGATAAAATTAAAGTGTCAATTATTTTAACCTCTTCACCGAATAAAGTGTCAGGCTCATCTAAATAACCAATTCTATATTCAAATACCCCAAATAACCAAAGAGTAATTAAATCGAACTTTATTCCATTGTGCTGAATTAAGAATTGACAGCCTTTCAGATTTTCTCTTAGCCACTCTTTTGTTATCCCCTCTTTAACTGCTTTCCTTACTTCGTTCGTGTGTACATTTCTTAGAACAACACACCACAGTTTTGCATCTGGCCTTAATTTATATGGAAAAGAACTGAAGTCAAGCATATCAGCTAATAAGCCTGAACTTTCCAAATCTAATACCCATGCTCCTTTATCTTCCATAATCTAATTTTTCTGTCTTGTACTTTCGTTCTTTGTTTATTCTTTTTCCCGCGAAATCCGCATTAATTATACAAATAATTGTAACAATCGATAATTTTATCTACATTTTTAAATGAAATATTATTCTTTAGAGAGATTTCTTCTGTAGAAAAACCTTGTAAATATTCATCAATTATTAGTTCATTACTTTTAAGATCAATCATTAACTCCATTTCAGAAGGTTGTCTCACTATTTTCTTCGTCTTTAGGCTTGGTTTAGCTCCTAATGATGTTAAGAAGCTTATTAAACTGTTTTCTAATTCTTTCATTTTTTACTGTTCTTTTTCCGCCCGTTTCACAAACCACTCTCCCGTAGCCCGCATAACAAAATTTAAAATATTTGTCTCATTAATATCTTTATTTTCTGAAACTAAAATTCTATTTCTTTGTGGGTTCATTCTCACTTCTACATTTCCATAACAACCGTGACGATATTGTAAAAGCTTCCCGTTATCTAAATGGAATAAAATGAGTTCTGTATTTCCTATATTAAAGAAGCCAATCATTTTCTCTCTGACACTATCATCTGTTAGTTTTGCCCATTGATGGTAATTTTTAGATTCTTCTAACTCTTTCTTAAGTTTTTCAATGTCTTTATTAACTTCTTCTGGTGTTCTCATTTACACTTCTTTAATTTTAATAAAAAGTTCTTCTATATCCTCCTCTTCCGTTTTCCAACTTTCAATATAGGGCATTAAATACTCCTTTACAACTGATTCTAACTGTTCTTCTAGTACTACATCTGAATGATGGAATTCTCCTCCTGGATATCCATAACTGCCTTCCATTTTTATATGGTATTTTTTCATACTTTACCTCTTAAATTTGTTGGTCTAAATAATTCTTTTCCATGATGTATTTCAAAATCTATATCTTCTAAGTCTAATATCCAAGTATCATCGTCATCAATTTCCTGAGTTCCAATATCTTCACCTAACATTAAATTCTGCATTATTAATTTAGGAATAAATCCTCTTTCATCTACATATAATTTTATGTCTTCAAAGTCATATATTATATCATTCCAAGCTTCTTCTATCATAATTTACTAAATTTAAGCATTTGATTAAGTTCTGTAGCTACTTTTTGCATTTCTTCTTCGTTTGTTCCATCAATTATAAAACTTTCTTTTTCGTATCTCACTGTTACTTCTTTGTATAAACTGTTAAAATAAGATGTTGCTTGTTCTATGAAGGTTTCTAAGTGTTCTTCTCTTGTTTTCATTTTTTCTCCGCGGATTTTAACATTTTCAAAGCCTCAACCAAACCAAACTCCAAAGCGTCTTCATATTTCTTCCAATGATTATATTCATCGTACCAACCATTTACATTACTAGTCTCATCAATTTCTTTTCCATTATAATATCCCCAACTTGTATAAAATTGAGATCCTTTATCTTTAGGATCATAATCGTGGTATGATTCAACTCCAATATTATGTGTTTCTCTTAGCCATTTTTGTAATAGACTTTGAGTTGGTCTCCAATACTTTATAAGTTCTTTAGCATGTTCTAACTTCTCTTCAAAATTGTCACCTATATAGTCCATTATAGAACAGTCTTCATCTCCGTATATATTTATAAAGTATAAAGATGGTATATTATATTCCACTTCTTTAGCTAATATTGCTGTTTCTATGTCTATTATCTTTTCTTTCATCTTTTTTCGCCGAAATTAAATCCTTTCCTAATTATATACAATTGTGCAATCCTTTTTTCATGAGTACCAAATAAATTGCTGTAAAGATTGCATAAATATGGGTCTTCTTTATTTACTGTTTGCCACCATTCTTTCATAAATTAAATATAAGATATGTCCGAAATTTTTAAACCGTCAAAAACGTATTTGAAATCTTCTTCTATCACTTCACAGAACTGTTCCATTAACTCGTCATTGTAAAAACCAGATATTTTTATACTGTACTCTAATGTAGCTTCTTTAAAATATTTTAGATTTGCTTGTGGAAATTTCTCTTTCATTAGTTTTTTCTTTTCCGCGAAAAACTTAGTAATCTCAACTTCTAGCAGTTCTTTTGCAACACTTTGTAATAAATCTAACTGGCGAACTAAACTACTCAAAGCTTTTTGTCTAAAATGCTCTTCTCCCTCGTCACTACTCCAAGCATAAATATTTGGTAGTAATATTCCTTCTTGATACCCATCATTTTGGTATTGAAGACTGTTATACTCATTACTGTTCTCTAATCCTGCGTTAAACTCTCTTACGAATTCTAGTATTTTGTTTTCCATTTTTAGTCTTTTTTCTCGGCCAAAATTAATAAATCAATAACATTTTTACTAAATAATTCCACTTCCGCTCTATTTTTAAATGAAAATAATTCAGTCGTTACTTGAATTGTCACATCATTATCCTCATCCAAATGCATATTTAAAATATTTTCGTAACCATCTGTTAATGTAATTCCTGTTTTTTTCATAATTTTTCTATTATTTTTACTTTTCCTTGCCCGCCAAATAAAATACTACCTTTTTCGAAACCATCAAAATCATCATTTAAGATAAGTGTGAATGTAGGTAAAGCAGGAATTAATTTAATCCATCTAAGTACTTTCTTCCAAAGAGGTGTTTTTAGTTCTGTTGTTACTTTATAACGTGCCATAGTTTTTCTGTTCTCTTTTCTAGTTTTTTATTACGGCGAGTCCCATAGTAGTCATATTTATTTATTATGATATTATTTAATTGGTTTAAACATTCTTTAAAACCATATTCTTTACTGGTTCCTCCAACAAGAAATACTCTGTGTATAATAGGACTCGCTTTAAAAGTCCAAAATCTTGTGTCTATTAACGCTACACATTCTGTATTACTATCGTATCCACTTCCAAAATCATAACCATTAGGATAGTAATTTATCTCGTATCTTTTACGTATTTTTCTAAGCAGTTTTGTTTTCATTTTTCTATCTTTTCAAAAAATTCTGGATTATCTTCTACCTCTTCTTTTCTTACTTGATAACTGTCATAGATATCACTATAATAAACGAAACCTACTATAGGAGCATATCTTATTAATTCTTTTCCTGCGTCCCAAGTTTTAGGTAAAGAGGGATACCACTGTAAAATTTTATATCTCATCACAATAAATATTTTTGTTTATATTAAAGTTTTGTTCGTGTTCTTTGGAGTCTTGTAAGAAGGTGTTATTCTGCATAATCTTTATTTAACTGTTCTAAGACTTCTTTAATTTTTTCTTGCGGCAATTTATTAAAAGCTTGATATATTAACTCACTTGTATCGAAATCTCTTTTTCTGTAGTATAATAACTCTTCTGTTAATTGCGTAAATTGTTCAATTGCTTCATCAGTGATATCTTCTAACTCCAATCTTTTGAAATCTGTTTTACCGTTTTCATCTTTTTCATATATCCTCTCTGAAATATTTTCTTCTACCTTTATGTTTTCTGCTGTGTAAATTATATCTTTGCTTGAATAATTTGTTTTAATTTCTATGTTCATCTTACTTCTCTTTTAGTATTTGTTTTATTCCCGCCATTAAAGCTTCTTCATAACTGATAAACATTTCTCCAAATAACTCTGTACTTATCACATTATCAGAAGAATTAACTATCATTACCTCGAATTTACCACTTTTATGATAGAAAACTTGAATATAGATTTCAAACTCTTCTCTTATCCACTTCTGAATCTCACAAAGTAATAGATAATCACATGTGTCATTTATTTTAAAACCAGAGTTTTTACCATTATAATCTTTAAGAGTCCAATCAGTACTTAATGCTTTTGCTTTAAATCCTTTTTCCGCGGCTAATTTACAAATTTCTTTCATACTATTTTATTTGGCCAAATTAATTGATCTTTAGGTTGTAATAGATTACTGTTTTTAAATGCTGTTATGGAAGCAGGTTTATTAGATAAATATCCGCAAGTTACACACCAAGTAATACCGAAACTGTTGTCTTTTAATTTATGTTTTCCTTTTTCACAGTTTTTTCGTCGCTCCCAGTAAATCCTGAGTTGTTCTTCTTTTTCCATTACTTATCTTTCAAACAGTTTAAAATTGATCCTTTGTCTACACTGTACCATTGATAGTCTAATTCAAAGTATTCTAGTATTTCGGCCTTTTCTGCCGCAACAGAAAGAACTAAATCACCATACTCCTCCAAAAGTAGCTCTACCTTAGCAGCTTGTAATGGTTGTACTAAATTTGTAATTCCTTTACTCTCTAAAAATTCTAGTGGTGTCATGATTTAAAAACTAAATTATAATATTCTTCTCCTCTTTCTTGCATTGTTTCTTTTCCGTGCATCCCAAATTCTATAGCTGTGTCAATTATGTTTTGTTTTTCTAAATGTAATAAATTACGCCTATTTTCGTCCAGCCACTTTATAAATTTATTTGCGTCGAAATTCTTATCTCTGTTGTCTAGTATTTGTTTGACTACTGTTTTCATAAGGCTTTACATTTCTATTTTTACAGTTTCTTTTTCCGCCAATAATTCCAAAACATCTTCCTTACTACACAACTTAAAAGAAAGTCTATTAACTGTTTTTATAATGTCTTTCAGAGTGTACTGACATTTATTTAATTCAATTAGATCTTCAGCTTCTTTCTGTGTTTTATATCTTTTTCCGTCGTATTTCTTATTTGTGTAATGGCCGAATTTTGCTTGAATACATTTGAAATACTTATCGTCATACATATAAAACTTATCACCCTCTCTAATTGGCTGACCACCCACTGTTGTGTAAGTATTCGGAATTAACTCTTGCCAATATTCTTCATTCTCTTCCACTTCTAACTTATCTAGAATTGCAAATCTTGCGACTAAGGATGGATGTAAACGATAACCGTCTTCTCTTTCTACCACCATTATTGGAAAAGTAACTGACTTCCATTCTTTAACTAAACTTGGATACCATTTTAATAATCTATATTCTTTCATAACTGTCTTTAATTTTATCTATAGCAAACTTTAACATAAGGTTGAAACCTCTGGCGTATTTTTCATCCAGTATCACACAAAACGGTTCTTTTTGACTTACACCAAATATCTCAATATTGTTGTATTCTTCTGAATATATAAATTGTATATAAGATCCCTCTTCTTCAAAACATTCAAACTTATCTTTCATAATTAATAAGGTATTTCCATCCATTTTACAATATCCTTAAGACTATATTCATCATTACTAGTATACCAATCGTTAAATTCAAAGCCATCCATAAAGCCTGAATATAAGACAGCTACATAATTACTTCCATCTTTATCCTGAACTAATATTTCATCACTTTTCTTTCCGTCAAAACCTCCTGTTATGTAAGCGTGAGGTAATTTATCTTTTGTGTAATTCCAACTCATAATGTTTTGCTTTTTATTTTCTACAAATCTACAATGTATTTATTTACTGTGCAAGAAAAAACTGTTTTTATTTGTTTTTCGCGGAAATTTACTCTTTTAATATACTTGCAACCCACTTTAAAAAGTTCTCTGACTCTTTCATAATACCTTTAAATGTTTCCAAGTGTCGTGTATCAAAACTATCTAAATCTATACCTTTATCTCTAAATATTTTTGAGTATTTATGATATAAGTCTTCACCAGTACTGTCTGGATTATACTTCTCTTTTATTTGATTGTAAACGTCCATTTGTTTCTCAGAGAATTTCAATTTATTATCTCTATTAGCTGAATGAAAAATATCATTAGGTATAAGTCTTGGAGAGCAGTATTTAGGAGCATTCTTCACTAAACTACTTATAAAGTCTTTTTCAAATTTAGTTGCTTTGTCACTTTTTCGACATTTATTATATGTTGTTATTAATGAAGCTACTTTCATTATTCTGGTAATTTAATATTTAAAAATGATAACGCTCTTCTGAAACCTAATTTATCCATAAAAGATAAAAACCGTTTCGGTTCTCTTTTGGCCAGCCTGTGGAATTTATTATTTTCAGGATCTTCATATTGTATTCCAAACGCACAATAAGCACATCCAGTTCTTTCTTCTCCTTTAACTATCTCACCGTCAATAACCATATCGTAATAGATTGGACAAATTTCAATGTTAAATTTATCTATAATAGCCCAAATATCTTCTTCTGTAAATATTGATAATGGTTTGCACATATTACGTACTCCATATACATTACAAGTTCCTGTTTTATTATATTGCTGTTTTCTCAATGATGATTCAGAAGCCATTACTCCAATAATAGGGCTTAATCCTGTCTCTTTTTCGAATTTTTTAACTGGAGCTTTCTTTAAAATATCACAACACTTAGAAGTTATTTCCACATCTTCATAAACTAAGTACATCCACTTTTCAGATATCTTACCTGATACATACTCTCTTTTAGTTTCTTTTGAAGTTCTTTTTGTGCCGAAAATTCTAATATTTCTAAGTTTATCACTTTTAGTGTGTTTCGCTTCGCTAATTCTTTGTGCTTGTTCTTTACTTACTAAAGGAAACCCATTAACTTCTAATGATTGTGCAAAAGTCATTTTAGGTCTTAACCAAGTAACTCTATCTCCATATCCTTTTACAAATGTTAATATATCTGCATACTCATTAGTTGTATTATTGAAAACTAACTGTATTCTAGGATAGCCCATCATATCAGTCCACTTATCGCAAAGTGTGTGCATTACTGTACTATCTTTTCCGCCAGAAAAACCTATGTAAACTTTACCTTCCATTTTATGATAAAATAAATCAAGTGTTTCAAAGAAATGAAATATCTTTTGATCTAAAGTCCACTTTTGTTTTTCTTCTATTGTTTCCATTTATTAGTTTTATTTCAGCAAATCTAAGTATTACTTTTGATTCCTACAAGCTTTTTGTTGATTATTTTTAAATTGGGTATAATTAGGGCTTCTAACAGTGACTTTATATTAACTTCCGTTTCTTTTTTCAACTGTTCTTTACTCTTTTACGCGCGAAGATTGGCAAAACTGTTAAATAAATATGTGCTATTGATTATAGCGGCGGAAACTCTGTAGACAAAGAATGTTAAAAACAGTTATTTTAATTATTCCGCCGAGAAAAGTAAAGCACAAGAAGTAAAGAATAATACAGATTGATTAAGTAATTATGAGGCATAGGAAACCCCTTTGAAGATTTTTACATCTCCTGACCAATACTTCTCCTTTTGTGAAAATTTGATTGTATTGGCGATTTAAACTCATAATTTCCGCAACGCCGTTCGTCAGAATTTCTTCCTACACCTACACACTGCGCATCTACCCTTTTCAAAATGATACGTCTTACAATGCCCGCAACTTTATATATAAGCCAATTTTTCGGCTGTTGGGGACAATTTTCATTTAGTTCTGTCGATTTTAAAAATCTTATTGAGAAATACCTCTTTCAACTAACATATATTCAACCCAAACGTCTATTCTTCTCCGTCCCCTATATAACACAATTCCTTATATAGACTTTATTAATGGCTTTCCTAAACCAACCTTGAAGATGTGATACACTTCTGTACCGCCTATTTAAAAATACAAAAACCTCCTAACGCAAAAAACTAACAGTTAGAGCCATCACGCATCCTTCTATTAGTCCTTTTTGGTAAGAGGTTATCTTATTTATTGTGACGATTTTAGAGGTGATGGATAAAATCTTTGTATTTCGTATTTTAAAGCTGTAAATATACAAAAATAATACCCATTCACCAAACAACTTAATTTTAGAGTAAGCCTTAATTTCACACTTCGTTTCGGCGCGAAAAAAGAAATAAAAACAACAGAAAATAAAAAACAGAACAAAGATTTCTCCTCATTCTGTTTAATATAAAGAACATACAGCTGAAAGTAACTTTAGTGGTGTAAAGTTCTTAAGTGTTGGAGATAAAATGAAAAACTCTCCGCAAGCTTTCTGTCTTAATAAAAAATGTAATAATAAGATATATGATTTAAAAGTGTAATACTCTTCCTCTCCCACTCTCATACCATTTTGTAAAACCGCCCGCTTCAGCTATCTGTTCATTACTTTCTGCTTCTACCTTTCTATATGAATCCCTCATTCTTTGTTTAGATTCTTCATCTGGACAATCATAAAATGAATCTGTTTCTATTAGAAACTGTTCTAGTTCTTCGTTTGTTAGTGTGTACATAATATTTTGTTTTAATTGTTTTCGCGCAAAAAAAGTTTAAAAAGGGTCTTCAGCTTTCTTAGTATCAGGAACATCAAAAGCAGAAGCTAAATCAAAATTAGGAGCTACTTGCAACGGCTTCTCTACAGTGAAATCAACAGTATTGAATGATGGTATAGTAGAACTAAATGTAGGCATATTTTCTTTTTTCCTAATCTCTCTTTCTTTATCTACATTAGGTATATTCATTTCTTCTGCGTAAATATCTAGATAAAGCCCTTCTGCCTCACGACACTTAAGTAAATGGACATAATTTACTCCATAAGTTTCCAACGAAACCCTACCATTTTTATCTTCTTCTAAGAAATATTTCTCTAGATTAGGATAACGATCAGGAGTTATTTTTGAATATTCTTTAATACCAAAACGTCCTGGGCTAATCATAATAGCTACATAATCAGCGACTTGAAATGTAAATTGAGAATAATAAATATCACTAGCTGTTGGTTGAGACATTATGTTTTTATCTTGTGCTCTTTTTTGCATATCTGAGTTAGTTTGAGAAAGAAGAATGAACACAACATTTTCATATAACATTTTTAAATCATTTACTCTTTCTATAAACTTTTCAATAATAGAATTTCTAGGTTCTCCATTATCTCCAGATATTAGGGCAAGGTGGTCAACAGTAATAATTACACTGTCCTTGTCTTTATTGGCATCTAGAAAAGTAACACATCCCTCATAAAACTTCTTAGGTGTTGTAGGAACTTGCGAAATAAAAACCCTTTCATCTTGCAGACTTAAAAAATACTCATTAGCTTGTTGTCTTTCTTCCTCTGTAAATTCTTGTAATAAAATATCTTTTTTAGATTTTGACTTAATCTTTTTAGACATTCCCCTTAAGACTAAACTCATCACTCTCATCTCCAAAGAAATGTGCAAAACTGCAAAATTACCTGCTGTTGGGTTTATTGCTGTATTTAATATATTATCAGTAATTTGAGCTAGTTTATGGGATTTTCCAATACCTGAGCCCGCCGAAAAAATTATTATAGAGCCATTTACTACAGGAAATAAGTCGTCAAAATAACTTTGGCCAGTTTTAATTATACCTTTTTCTCCTAATTGGTATTGTTTTATTTCTGCAAATGCTTTTACTGTTAAATCTTTAAATTTCTCTATTTGCATACTTTTGTACTTCTTTTACAATTTAATATATTCAATTATTCCTTCTGCTTCTAATTCTTTTAAAACTTCCAAATGCTTACCGCCACTAATAGAAGGTATTTGAATTCTAAGTGCGTTCTTGGCTGCCCCGATTGAAGCCCAAGAAGATTTTCCAGAACCCATCTTTAACCGCTTACCTTTGAAATTAACTGCATATACAAAGGCATCTACAGTTTTTATTTGTTCTAGTCTGTCTAAAACCTTCTTTCTATTTTCTTCTATTACCATCTTCGTCTAAATTAGTTTTCCAAATATTTTCAATGTATTGTTGATTGTCTTCATAATAACGGTAAAGTGGCGAATCAGCCAAAGTGTAATTTCTCGCAAAATGATTAGGAGGAGACCAACAGATATTATCACACATTTGATTAAGCACCCCTCTCTTATTTTCTTCCATAAAGTCTTTCACTGATACTCCTAAGTTTGCATCATATGTATCTGAAAAATAACTTTGAATTAAAAGTGCTAAGAAATTACCTTCGATTTTTGTTATTGATTTAAACCAGTGCAAGCGCCTAATCGTTTCTGTCTTATTTTTTATGATCCCACCACTACGATTTTTAAACACTGAAAATATCCACTCTCCTATTTTTTTGCTTTCTTCGTCTGGCGCGCCTTCAAAAGAAATAGAAATCAATAGTTTTTTAAGAATATCTGATGCTCTAAGAGTTGTATAGACATGATCTCCTTTTTTCTTTAGCTTGACCTCACTTATAAAATTTAGTGTCTTAAAACGCTCTAAATCACTTTCAGTTAATTCTTTTAAAAGATAGTCTGTTTCAACCTGTTTTATTGCTGTGAGTAATTCTAAATCCCCTCTTTGCAAATTTTGTTGTATTGGTGTGAAGTTTAAATACATATCTACTTACATTTTATCCATTTAACTTGTTTATTCATGACCAACTGATATAAATTAATCCACACAGGTGGCGCACTATCCATTCCATCACTATTATCTGGTTCGGGAATATGAACACAAATGTCGTAGATATCTGTGTCACTTGTAGGTAAAGCAAAGAAATAACCTTCATCTGTGAATTCTCTTCCTTTCCATTTTATTTCTATTTTTCCGCCAGGAATTGGATCACCATCTAATTTATTCCAATCTGAATCTGGAATATCTGTATCCAAGAATGCTTCGTGTGCTTCTACTAATTTTTGTAATTCGTAACTCATAGTTCCTCTTCTGTTGGTTTATATAACTCTTTTGCTGAGTATTCTTTAAGGCCTTCCTCTGATAATTCAATTACAATCCAGTCATCACCAATTTCATTCGTCCATTTATAAACCCATTCTTCCCCATTAAAATGAGTTTTAGAGCAAAACTGTCTTAAATGTAATTTTAAAGCTTGAAAACTGCCCCAAGTTTTGCCTCTTTTAGTCCATCTGGGATTATTACCTCCAGTTGAGAATAAATCGTATTGGTTTTTTATTTTAAAGGCTTTCATGATAAAATAACATTTATATATGGAAACTCTCTTTGACAAAGTTCTCTAATTTCTTCTGTCGTTTCATAATGGGCACTATAAACTAAAGTTTCACCGCAAAAAACTTCTAAAAAAGGCTGATACCAAACAATATTATCAATAATACTAAGATATTTCCAATTTTCAACATCAAGCCAATGCCCCCATTTAGAATAATACCCTTCTGGTATGCTTTTATCTCTGCCAAATAATCTTCTTTTCTCTACTTTATCTCGCCACACAAAACCGCTATTAACAGCAGGTGTAATTTTAATATGTGTTATGTACTCTGAATTTACTCTTGTCTCTTTCATATTTATACAATAACAAGTTCTTCTCTTAAACTTTGAAACTCTTTCTTAGTTATTTCTATTAAGTTTTCATCTTTAGGTTCGTGGCCGTCTCCCAGAAAGATAATAATTAAATCGTCAACAATTTCTACAAAAGGAAAAGTAAATCTGTGAAGATCTTCTAAATCTAAATTCTTAATAACTTTATGATAATTACTTCCTTGCAATCCATTATTTAAAAACTCCTGCATTTCTCGGCCAAGCTTAGTTCTTGTATTTGGAACATAAAGTTCTGCATGCTCTTTATGTTGTTTCCAAATCTTAGGATCAATCTTTTCAGTCTCTTTAAATTCAAATCCTTGATAAGAAGAAACTCGTCTAAAAGTTTGTTGACCATGATTTCCAAAACTATTCTCCCAAGTCATACCTGTTTTTTCTTCAATAGCTTTGATGTTATCTCCCTCTATTTTTAGTTCTTTTGTTCTTAAAGCGTGTAGTTCTTGATACACTTTTGAGTCTTTGTTCGTTATTTTGTAGTACATATCAGTTTATTTCTTTTTCTTCTATTATTGTTAGTGACACTTCTAAAAAATCATTAAAGTCTATTTTTATATCTTTTGGTGAGAATGCTGCATTAATATTAGCACCCTTCATTTTTCTTACAAACACATCATAAAATGCTTCGTTTATTTCATCACCTAGCAAAGTGAATTTAGCTGTTACTTCTTTTTTCATGCTACTCGTCCTTTACAAATTGACCATTTTGCATACTTCCAGTACGTTTAGAAATCACATTATAAGCAGACTCTAAACAATCTTCTAATTTAAGTCCTTGCATTTCAGCTTGAATAATGATAGTCACAAGAATATCTCCTAACGCATCCAGAATTTCTTCATTTGTATTTACAAGCTTTCCTTTCACGTTATAGTAATCTGATACATCATCTTCTTGTACTTCTAATGCCTCAATTAATTCATGTAACTCCTCGTATGTTTTCTTAGCTTGATCTAATGGAGTTGCTTTTTCTAAAATCCCTTTATCTTTTGCCCATTGAATAACTAATGGTTCTAATTCGTTGTATTTCATTTTACTTTTTTAGTAGTTTAGTTATATATTCACTCATGGCTATAATTACATTTTCTTTCACCGTAAGATCGAGATATTGCACGATTAATTCTGGAAAATCAGTTTCTATATTAAAATCGTTATCTATAATCAAACAATTATTATATTTATCAGCAATACATTTACTTCCTTTTAATTTAGCTTTAGTTACTTCTACATCTAATTCGAAGTTGTAATATTTTTTTATTTCCGCGGAAAAAGGACTAATAAGAATCTCTCCTTCAATCTCAACAGCAGGTTCAGAACATGGCTCAGGAACAGACTCAACAGTTACTGTATTACTGTATTGCCACAAACTATCTCCAACATTGGTTATCTTCTTACCACCAATTCTACAGTTTTTAAGCTTTTTAATTCCATCAATAATCCACTCATAAGATTTAACTTCGCCATTAGCTTCATAAATTTCAAAAGCGATGTCATGTATTAATTCACTTGGAGAATAGTAAGGGCTCCTATTAGCTAAAAACTCTTTATCCAAAGTTTGGAAGTCAGCAGATATAATTTGTCTTAGAAATTCTTCATTTTTAGTTCTCATTATAGCAGAAACAATCTCACCTTCTACAGTGTAAATATCTGAAAGTATTCTTCGTTCATCTATGTTTCCAAATTTGACATTAAAAGCATATCTACTAGGTACATTCTCATCCTTGTAAACTAAAATATTTTGTTTGTAAATTCTTAAATATTTCTCCTCATTTTCCAGGATATCTAAAGAATCGGAAATTTTAAATAAAGGCTCTTTTTCATTGATGTACAAATGACGGTTATTCCAAATCTCGGCAAATTCTGAATCTTCTTTAAAACCTAATTTAATAACAGTTCCTAAGTTTACATGCTTACAAACATCTTCATAATAATATCCATTTTCATCTACCATATTTGAATAAATCTCTCTAAGTAACATCCAAAGACTCCAGTCTACGCCCATTTTAGTAGAAAAGCCTGTTTTTAACTCTTCTTCTGGATATTCTCCTCCGCCATAATCATCACAAACACCTGAATGAAAGTTTTGAGCAACTACTGATTTAGTCAACTTAATTAAGTTCTTTACTTTATCTGTTTGCTCGCAAGCCTCTGTGTATGTGTCTATATAGTAAGAAGTTTCACGCTGACGTTGGTGATTGTCTGAAAATTCCTCATCATAGGTTCTAATCAACATTTCAACATCATTCTGTAATGCTAAAGCCATGCTAAATTTTAGCCCAGAATTATATTTACCTATTGTAGAATCATCATCTGCTTTGTCACTTCCACCCATTGAAACTAAATCTAGATAAGATAATATTGTGGGGGTATAAAAATAAACTTCTTTCATAACTCTAATTTAAAACCCTCCGAAGAGGGATGATGATTACTCTGCTAAAATCTCTGACTCAAATTGCTCATAAAGCTTTGTAGTTGCTTTTAGATCAATAATTTTGGCAAATAAGACTTCAACTGTTGATTTGTCTAGTGGCGTGTTAGACGCTAATCTTTCTTCTAATGCTTCTTCTGCACTTTCAATCGCATCCTCCAGGTCTCTTTTAGCTTTGTTAATGAATTTAGAATCTTTTTTCAATGTGTTTGTTACAATTGCTGTTGGATTTTGTCCTTCTGTTAATCCGCTCTCTAATAAGTCTTTTCTTTTCATGTTGTTGGTTTTTAAATGGCTCGATGGCCGTGATTACTTAATTTAATTTTATTATCGTCTTTTAATTGCTCTAAGGCTATTCTTACACTGTATACAGAACAGTTTAATTGTTTTGCTATGTAATTTCTGTTTATTACTTGTTTTTCGCGCAAAAAAAGACTAAGAACAGCTTCTTTATTTATTTTATTGTATTTTTTACTCACTTTTATATAATACTATTCTTCGTTCTATTGATTTTTCGGTGAATTTGTCATTAACGGTGGTTATCGTTAGAGATTTTATAAAATTAGTCTTTGGGTCTACGATGTGTTTAACTATGTTACCATTTGGCTCATATAAAAATCCATCTAGTGTAAATAGTTCAGTACATCGTTTATCATTGACCCAGTAATCCCCGTTATCCCTATCAAATAAATAAAATGTTGTTTTCATAGTTAAGTAGATTCTTTCGTTATTTTACTGTATTTATGCGCCAAAGTATAATTCCTAATATGATTAATGTTACTGCAACTGTTTTAATGAAAGTAATGTTTGCTTTCCGTTGTTCTTGGTCTGTCATTATTTAATGTTTTCTAGTGGATACGCATTTAAAATTACGTATTTATTACATTCTGCGTCAAATTTATCACTAGCTTCTGTCAAAGCCTTTTGTACATGATATTCTGCAAATTTTTTAAATCCCTCAATTATATCTTCTGGGTCTTCACACTCTGTGTATAAATTTAATGCTGTCATATTTCTTATTTTTATTATTGCAAACTTACAACTAATTTATTTATCTCACAAGCTTTTTTGTAAAAACTTTATATAAAATAAAAAATCCCCCGTTTTATTGGAGGATTTGGTTGGTTTAACCAGCACAACTATCACATTCTAAGATTGATTTTCGAGTGAATGTTTGGGCAGCATTTTGGTTCAATTGGTAGTAAAGAGTCTTAATTCCTAACTCGTGTGCTTTTAAGTAGTAATCGCTTACCTCTTTTGCTGAAGTACCAAATGGAATCATGGTATTAAATGAAACCCCCTGATCAATATATTTTGTTCTCGTAGAGTTTTGAATCAACAATTCCATAGGACTTATTTCTGGAAAAGTTTTAAATACAGATTTTTCTAAAGTGCTTAAAAAGTCCAAGTGTTGTACTGAACCGTTGTTGTTTTTGATTGTTTCCCAAACATCTTCTGTGTTCTTATCTTTTTCTGCTAATAACTGCTCTAAAAATACATTCTTTTGTGCGTGTTTAGACTTGGCCAAAGCTTTAATGAAATAATTACTATAAACTGGCTCTATACTTTGCGACCATTGCCCAACAATTTCACTGCTTGAAGTATTAGGAGCGATAGCATTTAAAGTAACATGTCGCCTAGTATATTTATCATCTTTTAATAAAGGAGCTTTACCGTATTCTAAAGCCATTTTTTCGGAAGCTTTATAAGACAACTCTTTCAATTTACTAAATATTTCAGTGTTTTTAAACTTAGCTTCCATACTTTCTAATGGAATCATATTCATTTGTAAATAAGAATGATAACCACTAGCTCCAATACCAACTGCCATTTGTTCTTTAGCAAAATTAACAGCTCTGTGCATTAATACATTGGTTTCATTTTTACTAATAAAATCTAACAGAAAAGTATCTAGTAGATTAAGTAATACCTCAACAGCGTCTGTATTTTTCCACTCATCGAAATGAACCAAATTCATAGCTCCTATACAGCAAACAAATGTATTTTTGTGGTCATTAGATAATAGAATTTCGGAACATAAATTACTGTTATTTACATACTTACCTATTTCCTTATAAATATCTGGCCTTACGTTGTTTACATTATCTTTGAACATTATGTAAGGGAATCCTGTTTCGAACTTCTTTTTAATTATTTTTGCCCAGATTTCTCTTTTTTCTGTATCCCCTTCTTTTAACTGTTTAATCCACTCATCCCCTATTTTAACAGCAAAAGGTACTTCATGTATGTCTGAGGTTTTATCTTTAATGGTCAAGAATTTTAAAATATCTGGATGCTCAACGTCTAGATAAGCAGCAAATTTACCTCTTCTACTTCTTTGGCTAATCCAACTTGTGGTGTCCTGAATTCTTTTTACATATCTCATAACACCATCTGCGAAGCCTCCACCTGTTATCGGAGCACCTTCTTTTCTAATTGCCGATAAATCTCCAGAAGTTCCGCCACCTATCTTAG